ACGACGAACATGGCTTTAGGACCTTTTATGATGGGAATTGGAAAAGCGTTCTGCGCCGCATTTAATGCTGTGGACATTGATGCGGAACTGCGAGAATGGCCCAAGTACAATTACAGTAACGGAGCCACCCCGGAGCGGGTCGGACAATGGTTCTATGATATGGAAATAGCAGGATTTAGTTTTCTGGAGGACGATTTCTCAGAGTACGATTCCACCCAAGGCATCGGCGCTCACGAGTGCGAGGTTAACTTTTACAACAAGTTTAACCCGCCCGAGAGCGCTTCGAACGCCCTTAAGCGCCAAGCTGAAACCAAAGGGTTTAGCAAATGGCATAAGTACACGGTGGCATTTACTAGGAAATCAGGAGACCAAAATACTTCTATTGGCAACACATTTATCAATTTCACAGCGCACGGCGGCGCAGTAGCGAGTTACTGCGACAGGTTCAAGTGTAAAGTAGAATTTTCGATGGTGGGGTTGGGGGATGACAACGTTTTGGCTTATAAGTTACCTGTGGGACGCAACCACAAGGAATTTATGTGTCATATTAACGACCACATCAGTATGATGGGGCTCAAACCCAAACTTTCTAAACCGGAAATAGTCACCTACTGTTCATGCGAATTCGTGCCAGTGCGCAGAATGATAGCTGGGAAGCTCAGCGACACGTACGTGTTGTGTCCTAAGTTAGACAGGTATTTGACCAAAATGGCGTATGCGACTACGTTCGTTGGCAAAACTGCAATTTTAACCAAAGGCCGATTACGCGGTAATGCTTTAGGGCAAACAGTTCTTCAACTGATGCCCATAGGCAGGGTAGTAAACCGTTATTACGCTAATCTCGGTGAGAAGGAGGTACGCACGACCATCAGTGAATCATGGCGTGCGCATGGCGACCAGCACTCAGTGTTGGAGCCGAGAGGTATGGATGAATGGTTTACCAAAGTGTATGGCTTAACTCCACAACAGGTTACAGAGATCGAAGCATTTCTGGCCTGTGTGTTAGCCAAAAACGATGGTAAACCTTGTTATTATTACCACCCTAACTTGGCCACGATGTTTAAGCATCGGCGGTCATGTTAACACTTCATCACGGCGAATCGGGGGATTGGGACCCTCAATACAGCTTGACAACTGCGCCTTACGATGTCATTACACATATAAAAACGTTATGTCCAAACAAAACAGTAACAAAGTTGTGTTGTATCAACCACCAAAACAAAAACAAGTCAAACAACCACAATCACGACTTAAGCAGCAACCTAAGCAAAATTTGCGAAAAGTTGGGAGTCTCAATCCTAGCAAGAAAAGTGAAGGAGGGGTTGGTAACGTGGCTTTCTTCAAGGCCCTTACCGATCCTTTCGCTCCTTCTTCTATGGGTTGCCAGGTTCCTGACCCTTTTCCATTTCCCACGAATACATTCCACGTCCACCAGACTACGGTGCTTGGGTCTTCGGCGGGGTTTTCGAGTGGTGGAACTATGTTCTGCCCGAATCCTTTGCTTTCTATGGTTGACTTAACTTTCGTCAATTCACTTGTTCAAACAAAGAAGTCAGTACAAAATACACCTATGACACCTGTATCAGTCACGACCACCATACCGGGTAACGGAATTTACCAAGCGACCTCGCAGTCGTCGCTGAATGCCGTTTACTCCACGTATCGAGTGGTGTCGTGGGGCATCAAAATTAGCAACCTTCAACCCGAGCTGACAGCGACAGGACGGTTAATGCTTGCTTATTTTCCTGCCGGAGACACCGTTCCAACGTTAGGTGACATACAAGGCGCCCTGCTCAGCGGCGTCGTGTCACCCATTGTTGGCATCAACTCCCTATCACTAGAGTCATCAGTCATTTTGAACGCCCCTACTGCAGTTGAGCTCACCGTTGGAGATTTGCTCCACGGTGACATGCAGCTTTCGGGTCTGATTTCAAACATGTCATTTTTTCAATTTAAATCCACTCTGCTAGCAGGCCAAAGCGTGACCGGCAATAGCATGGGGGACGATATAAGCATTACCGCCGCAGGCGCTGTCACGTCCACACAGTACAAGGACGCGACGCGCATGCCCGGAGGGGCTTGCATCGTTTTGTTCTGGGAAGGTCTACCCCCAGGTACTACAAATGCCTTTCAAGTTGAGACAATTTATCACCTTGAAGGCACTCCTAACTTTGCCTCCACCACCAACAACGCCATTATGCCTTCGACAGGCGCGAAGCCGCACGTCGGGCCAACCAATGCCGTTGAGGCCAGCATTTCCGCAGCTGGATTAACTAAAAACTTATTCACGTATATTCGTAATGGTTTCGAGTTCTTGAATGAGAACAAAGAAGCCGTTATGACAGTAGCATCCATGATACCTTAAAACACATAACATTAAAAATTTTCCCAGGTGACCCCGTTCCGTTTCAGCGGCGGGTTTCCTTGCATTGCAAAAACCAACATCTTTATC